TCTACACCGAAACAGACGGCAAGTTCATCTTGCAAGTGTCCGGCGTAGACAATCACCCCGATGTTGCCAATCTCAAATCAGCATATGAGCGCACGAAGGCCGACCGCGATGCGGCACGTTCCGAGCGCGATGCGGCCAAGGCACTCGCCAAGGACTTCCCCGAAGATTTTGACGCTGAAAAGTGGGCAAAACTCAAAGACGGGAAAGCCGACGAGGCCGCGCTTATCAAGCTGCGCCAGACACTCGAAGCAGAGCGCGACGAGTACAAGGCAAAGTTTGAAACCGAGCAGGGTCGGGCGCTTCAAAACGCGCTGGCCCGTGATCTGACAGATGCGCTTAACGGCGCTGGCGTCACCAATCCGGCATTTGCAAAAGCGGCTCGCACGATGATGGCCGGTGATGTGAAGATCGGCGAGGATGGCAAGCCCTTCGTGGATACCGATATGGGGCCGCTGGCCTTGGTCGATCACGTTAAGCGATGGACGGCTGGTGAAGGCAAGGACTTCGTGACCCCCGCTTCAGGCGGCGGCGCAACGGGTGGCAAGAACGGCAACGCCCCAGCTAATGCGGAGACATTCGCAAAGATGGGCGACAAAGAGCGCACGGCTCTATTCCACAGCGACCCCGAAACATTCCGGCAATTAGCTGGCACATAATCTCGAAAGGAAAGCCTCATGGCTACCACACAAATCTCTGACGTATATGTCCCCGAGGTTTATTCCTCGTACACGGCTGTAAACGGTCCCGAAAAGACTGTTTTCTTTGACAGCGGCATCGCAGTTGCAAACCCCGCGCTTGCTGGCATGTTCTCAGACGGCGGGCGCATTGCTGAACTGCCGTTCTGGAAGGATCTGGACGCATCCGACGAGCCAAACTATGGCACCGACGATCCGACCGATATTGCCGTTCCTGCGAAGGTCACGACAGGCACGCAGGTTGCGCGCATGGCCAGCCTTAACCAAGGCTATTCGTCTGCGGATATGACTGGCGAGCTTGCCGGATCTGATCCCATGCAACAGGTTCGCAATCGCTTCGGAACCTACTGGATGCGTCAATGGCAGCGCCGCACCATCGCTTCGTTGCAAGGCGTCATTGCCGACAACGTGGCAAACGACGATGGCGATATGGTCAACAACGTGGCGGGCGCTACCAATGCGGATGTTGCGACCGGAACCCTGTTCGGGCGCGAAGTGTTCACCGCAGCGGCGTTTACGTCTGGCGACCACTATGACGATTACGCGGTGTTCGCCGTGCATTCTGTTGTGGCAAAGCGGATGGTTGATAACAACGATATTGATTTCCTTGCGGACAGCAACGGGCAGCTTACAATCCCGTCATTCCTTGGCCGTCGCTTGATTGTCGATGACACCCTGCCCATGACAGCCGCAGCAGGCACGGGCGGCAGCGATGCAGCCGCGACCTACACCAGCTATCTGTTCGGCACTGGCCTCATCGGCTATGGCGAGCGCAGCCCGAAGGTTCCGGTGGAACTGGACCGCGAAGCGGCTCAGGGTAACGGCGCTGGCGTTGAAACGCTGTGGGAGCGCAAGTCGTGGGTTATCCATCCGTTCGGCACGGCGTTCACCAACACCACGCTGACAGACGGCAACGCCACTCTGGCGCAGCTTCGTTTGGCTGCAAACTGGGATCGCGTGATCGACCGGAAGCTGGTGCCACTATCCGCTATAGTGACCAACGGATAGAAGTACCTTGCTAAAGTTATAACAAACGGATATAATGGCCCTCTATCACAAGGGGGCCATTATGGGCGGGAAGAGAATAGAAGTAGGCGAAAAGTTCAGCAGTTTAACGGCTGTTGAGCAAACCTATAAATACAGCAAGTCAGGTCGAAAGCGCAGCCATTGGCTTTGCATATGCGAGTGCGGAGGCAGCACTGTCGTAGATGGCGGGAACCTGCGAAACGGCAATACTAGATGGTGTAGCGATTGCGCGAGCAAGTGGAAGTCCACTCACAGGGCAACACACGGGCAAACCCGAAACAAAAAGCCAACGAAATCTTACATGACTTGGGCTGGAATGAAGTCCAGAGTGTTTAACGAAAACGACGCACGCTATAGTGATTATGGCGGTCGCGGCATTGATATGTCGCCTGACTGGGAAGCCAGCTTTGAGGCCTTCTATGCTGACATGGGCGACCCGCCCAGCAAGCTGCACCAGATTGACCGCATAGATAACAACGCGGGATATTGGCCCTACAACTGCAAGTGGGCGACACTAACCGAGCAAGGCAACAACAAGCGCAGCAACATAGTTCTTTCGCACTTGGGTAAAACACAGACCCTAGCGGAGTGGTCCAGAGAGTTGGGCATAAACTATGAGGCGGCACAGCAACGATATTACAAGTACCCTGACGCGCCAGATGTAGTTCTGTCAGTCGAAAAGTTGAGTTGCGGCCCGACCTACAAGGTTGAAGGCACCGCATACGACAGCTTGTCAAAAGTGGCTAAGGTTTACGGCATGTCCGTTTCGGGTTGCCACGCACGATTTAATTCAGACACCTACCTATCTTGGGTCAAGGTGCAGGGAAGGAAACCCCCATGAACATCAAGCAACAGCTAGACATGCAGGCGCGGTACACGGCGCAGTCATTGGACGCACCATCACCAGCAGAACCCGAAACGTTCACGCCAGAAACGATTGACGCCATGGGCAAGAGCGACCTGCGGGACATGGCCGAAGCCCACGGCGTTGAGATCCCCAAGACAACCAATATTCAGGACATGCGCGGGATGGTAAAAGCGGCCATTTTCACGGGCCTGTAATGGCTGATCTTGCATCATTCCGCGCATATGCCCTTGCAAGGGGTGACAGCGCGCCGACAGCAGCGACTGACACAGACGCAGAGGCGGCGCTTGTGCGGGCTGGTGACTACATCGCGGCGGAGTATGTGGCGCGGTTCCTGCCTGCGTTCGTGGACCCCCTGCCGGACGCCGTAGAGGCCGCAACGTATGAGGCGGCGCGTCTGGAATTGGTAACGGTTGGCGTGTTTTCTAAGACCTACAGCGATGCAGGCGACAAGGTGCTGACAGGCGTTGGCGACATTAGGTGGGAGTTTACCGGGCGCAAGGGCGGTTCGCAGGTGCCGAAAAGCACACGGATTGACGGCATGATGCGGCCATTTATCGGCGGCAATACCAAGACGTTGTTGCGCGCATGAGCGGTTCGCAAATCGCCGCTGATGTCGCATCTGCACTTATAGAAGCGGGCGAAGCTACAGGCACAGGCGCTTACATCTGCACCATCCGCCGCGCATCTGCTGAACTGGATGAACCGACAAACCCGTGGGACCCGCCAGCCGACCCGGTGAACGAGCCGCAGCTTTTCCCCGTCACCGCGATTGAAAGAATGCAGGACGTGCGTGACATGACGGGAATGTTGGTGGGCATGAAAAAGCGCACCCTGACAATCAATGCCACGGGCGTTACGCCGCTGAAATCTGACACCATCGCCGTCGGCGTTGCGCCGGGTGATGTAGTTGAAGGCACCAAGTTTGAGGAAATTATCTCAGTTATGTATTTGTCGCCCGGTGAAACGGTGCTATTGTACCGGCTTGAACTTGCAGTTTGAGGAACCACAGATGACCGAACCCAAGATGACACCGGACGAGCTGGCGATGCACCTAAGCGATATTGCAAAAACACATGGCGCGGCGCTGACTGAGATTGAATTTCAAACATACACAGGCGCGGCTGTTGGAACGCACAGCTACAGCGCAATAAAAGCATATCGGATGGATAAGCCGTTACCCGATACGATTCTTTCTGCAAGGCAGTAAGCCAATACCAAGCCTTTTGCATTCCCTGGCACCTAAACAGGGGCGACACCGCGTCTGCGCAGATCGTGGCATCCTTGCCGCCTGAGTGCTTTGCAGAGTTTGACCGGATGATGGAAACGGCGTTTGCGTTGGGGATGGCTATGAAGCCCTAAACCACTACCCACATCACAAACCAAACCAAACAGCCCTGCATTATGCGGGGTCAT